CAGCGGCCATTTTTTCGGTAACGCCGTTGTAGCCGTCCACTTCATCGGAACAAGTGCTGATCGCACTGTTCAGCTTTTCTATATCCGAGGGTGCAGCGTTCATGACTGCAAGGAAGCCGGACATTGCATTTTTGCCGACAAGCGCCTGTGCCGCAGATGCTTGTTCCGATTCCGACATCTGTGAGAATGCCACCCGGCAGTCTGCAAGGATATCGTTCAGATCACGCATCGAGCCGTCTGCATTGGTAGTAGCGATCTCGATCTCTCCGAAGGAATCACCGCAGAATTTTACCTCTCCGGCAAGCGCATTCATCATAGAACGGAGCGCCGTACCTGCCTGTGAACCCTTGATACCGCTGTTCGCCATGAGACCGATCGCCTCGGCAGTGTCCTCACAGGAGAAACCCAAAGCACCTGCAACAGGCGCACAGTATTTGAATGTTTCACCCATCATGCTGACGTTTGTGTTCGCATTCGAGCTTGCTGCCGCCAGTACATCAGCAAAATGCCCGGAGTCAGCGGCTGTCAGTCCGAAAGCGGTCAGAGCATCCGTGACGATATCCGATGTGGTAGCCAAATCCTCACCGCTCGCCGCCGCAAGGTTCATAATACCCTCGATACCGTCAAGCATATCTCCCGTTTTCCATCCTGCCATTGCCATGTAGTTCATGGCTTCTGCGGCTTCGGATGCGGAGAATTTTGTCTTTGCACCCATTTCACGGGCTTTATCTCTCAGGTCTTGCAGCTCATCACCGGTCGCACCGGATACAGCGGCGACCTTGCTCATGGCAGTATCAAAATCCGATGCCGTTTTCACAGCGGCAGTACCGGCGGCGAGAACAGGTACAGTCACATGGGTAGTCAGTGTCTCGCCCACATCGGCGATTTTGCCGCCGACCTTTTCGAGCGTTTCTCCCGCCTGACCGATTTTCACAAGAGCCTCTTGGGATTTGGTTGCCTCCGTTTGCAAATTTTGAAGCTCCTGCTCGGTCTCGATGATCTCACGCTGAAGGGCATCGTATTGCTCCGGGCTGATCGGGTTGCCAAACTCATCGGATACATCCTTAGCGGACTGCTTCAAAGATGTCAGCTCGTCAGATGTTTCCTTGATCTCACGCTGCAAAGCATCGTACTTCTCCTGAGAGATCTCACCTTTGGAAAGCTGCTCATCGGCGGTTTTCGCCTGTTCCTTCAGTTCTTTCAGCTTGTTTTCGGTCTCACCGATCTTCTGTTTGATCGGATCGTATTTTGCCTTCCAAGCATCATAGTTGTCTTTGGTTTTGGCGGCTTCCTCGCTGGCTTTTTTCAGGGTATCCAGTCGTTCCTTTGTACTTTTGACAGCATCTCCGAGGAGCTTTTGCTTCTGAGCAAGCAGCTCTGTATTTTTCGGATCGAGCTTCAGCAGCTTTTCGACGTCTTTGAGCTGTGTCTGCGTGTTCTTGATGTTCTTATCTACGTTCTGTAAGGCTTTTTGCAGACCGGTTGTGTTACCATTGATTTCAACTGTGATCCCTTTAATTCTGCCTGCCATATAGCATCACCCCCCAGTCTATGGCTAGATATATGAGAAATGAAGTCCATGAGTATGCTTGTTTTTGCCTTCGCATACATAGTAAATGCCAGCAGGATTTAGCCCCATATCGCGGGCGGCATGGTGTGCAGTTTCATAGCAAATTCCAGTTTCCAGACAAATAACAGGTTTATGCTTCTTTCCGCATATTCTTTTCAATATTCGTCGGTTGTGAAGCTGATTGTCAGATCCAGTACACCATTCAAGATTTGAAACAGCATTATTTGTTTTATTACCATCGATATGATTAACCTGTGGTAAATCGGTGGGATTCGGTAAAAAAGAATCTGCAATCAGCCTGTGAACTAACGGTTCCGCGCTTTGCCCGTTTTTAGTCAGCTTTACATGAGCGTAGCCGTTTGCTACTATTCGGCACTTCATTAGCTGCGCTTTTCGATGCGTGTACCCACCCCACCTGTTTCTGGTATAGCGTTCAACACTCCTGATTCTCCCACAGCTACTCGCCTCATAATATCCTTCATATCCGGGGATTGGTTTCCAGATTTCATCCATAGAAACACCTCCCATTTTCAGTTGACTTTTTCCGAGGTATACATTATAATAGATATAGTCCCTGCCGGGCGATGCTACCACCTCTGTACCCCCGGTGGGGACTTTCTATGAATAAATTGAACTTGTAGGTGAATATAAAATGAAAGTAGAAGTAATCGGACAGCAGATTCCGCAGCAGGAAATTGACGCATATATCGCTCGTGCAAAGGAAATGTATCCGGATAAGATCATCAATAAAATGACGATCACACCGGACGGCGACTTTGTAGACCTGAAATACGAATTTGCAGATATCCCGTTTGACAGAGTCCGCCGCATTACCGGCTACCTCGTAGGCTCTCTCGACCGTTTCAATAACGGCAAAAGAGCTGAGGTCGAGGATCGTGTTACACACGGAATTCAGTGAATACCAACTGTGGTAGGTGGACAAAGCCTATGCGCTGGTGTATAATAATGCTATCTCCCGCGCAGTGTTTCGGATATACTTTTGTGGTGCAATGCCCTCGGCTCGAAATGAATGAGCATATAAAACAGATGCATCACAGCACCCGCACCGAAGATAGAAATGAGTGTACCGATACCTACAGCGCCGCCGAGCAGCCAACCGATCAGTGTAACGAAGGCAAACAGCAGTATCTCAACCACACCTATGGGTATCTTAGGCAGCCGTTTCCCGATTGCTATGAGTAGCCCATCCTTCGGACCGTAGCCCTGTTGCGCCTTCATATATACATACATTCCCAGAGCAATAAACAGGAAGCCGAACAGCATATATACGATTCCGAGCCAAAGGCTGTGGTTTTCGGGATAGGGAGAAATATGATAGAAAAGCTGTGTCAGATTCCCGGTGATAACGGCGTCAAGCAACGCTGCAAATTCGATACGCTCACGCAAGAGTAGCTGTAATATAACCGCCGTGAGAGATATCGCCACCATAGCACTGCCATAATTCAGCGGTGCATGACGGGATATCCCCACAGCGAGACAGTCCCACGGTGCAAGCCCAATATTGACATAGATGGTCAGATATACACCGAAGGAGTAAATTGAAAGTCCGAGGAGTATCCGCAGCAGACTGCTGAACGGTTCAAAATTTATCCATGTCGATTTGAGTCGCTTTGTAGCTGTAAGTCGCTTCATCATTGTCCCTTTCGATAAACATTTCGTTGACCATTCCGATGGTGAGCAGATCAAGGTCGGAGAGTGTCAGCCCGATCTGCACACATCGGAGGAGGAACAGCGGCGTTGTCATCTCGCGGTCAACTGGGCGAGATTTTTTTTTGACTCTGCCTGTGTCTCCAGATTCATGCCCCACAGCTCGAAAAGCTGCGGCAGCACCTCATAGATCGAGAAGCAGTTGAACTGTTCGAGCCAGTCGTCCGGGCTGTCGGGAACGTTCTCCGGATCGGCGTGCTTCGCCATCGTCCATGCGATATTCTCGAAGACCTCAAGGCTCTCGATGCCGAGACCGGAATCCTGCTCATCGCTCTCGTCCACAGAGTCCTTCAGTGCGGCGAAATCCTTGAAGATGTCCTTGCGGAACTTGGCGCGGTACAGGCGAGGCAGGGTTGCGCTCGCCTTGAAAGGAACCTCGATGCCGTCAACAGTGATGATTTTCTTGATAGCCATATTCTTTACCCTCCGAATCAGTCAGTTGTAGTGGATGCGGCAGTGCTGCTCTTGGTGGAAGATGCAGAACGTGTGCCGGTGCTGTTGTTTGTGGTCGCAGCGGTCGGGATATACACCGCATTATACCAGTTGTCATAGGTGGTCTGGTCGGTGCTTTCACAGGTCTTGGACTTCACCAGACCGTCAGGAAGTGCCGTTGCCTTCATCGAGAGAGTCTCCGTCTTGACCTCAGTGGACTCCTCCGTAGTGGAACTCTCGGTCGAGGGACGGGATGCCGAGCAGCAGTACAGCACATGACGGATGTGGTTCTTGTCGCCGTTGAACTCGAAGAGCAGTGCAAACTGCGAGGTCTCGGCATCGTTACGCTCCACAAGAACACCCTTGCTGTCGAGCTGCTCGCCGAGGATCGTAGTGGCGAAATCGGTGGTGATGAGCGCCACCTCAAGGTCGCCCTCGTAGCCAGCATTGTTGTTGATGACGTAGTACACGCCGTTATCGGCAAAAAAGTTCTCATTCTCGCCGTTGGCATCGATAGAAAGCGACACCGCACCGGGCAGGCGCACCGGAGTTGCAAAGGTGGGCACACCCTCATCGCTCCATGCGGTGATCTTCGCATAGTGGACCTTGTTCAGACCGAACTTGACTTTGTTTTTCTGAAGTGCCATTTTTTCATACCTCCATGATATAGAGGACTTCATAGAGCTTTTCAGACTCTATCCATACCTCTGATTTTGTGTAATAAATGTTGTGCTGCAAGAGGACTTCCTCCACACGCTGTTCCGTGTCTGGCGATTTTTCATCCGTGTACAATTCAATGTGCAGTTCTTTGAAACTGTGGTACATCAGGTTGTCTGCGGAAAAAGTGTCCTCGCCGGGTGATAAAAACAGCGTGAACGGAGGATCAGGGCTTTCACCCTCTGCGAAGTGATGATACGCAAAAGGCATCCCGATCTCCTGCATCATTTCATTGATTTCTTCATAGGACATAATTGTTACCTCATGACAGTGCCTTTTCGATGAGGGTTTCCAGCATTTCCTCGCCATGCTGTTCAGCAGGAGCGATATGCGGGATAGCCGCAACTCTGCCGCCGCCCCTTTTCGCATGACCGTGTTCCAGCAGATGTGCGATCTGATAGCGGTTCTTGGAATGCACTGCCATTTCAAGTGTATGGCTGTTCTCTTTTGTTTTCTTGGTGACCCAGCTTTTCTTATACCGCCCGCTTTTTACGGGTGCATTGGCGGAAATTTCGTTCTTGACTGCGGTCGCTGTCTTTTTCACAGCCTTTTTCATTTCTGTATCCGCAAGGTCAGCGTATTCCGTCAGCCCTTTCATGACCTCCGATGCCAGATCGTCAATAGATGTCATCCTTCGCACCTGCCTTTCTGGATTCGCAGATCAGCTTCATATAGTCCTGCGTCTGGTAATTCGGGATAATGCCTTTGATGTCATAATCCAGACCGTCAAAGCGGATTCTGTACATGGTCGATGCCATGCGCTTAGTCTGCGGAGTTTGCCGGATGATGACCTCAATCTTCTGAATCGCTCTGGTCACGCCGGTATCCGTCTCCTCAGAAGCACCGTTATTGGATACAGTCACAGATGCCCAGAGTGAGAACACCTCCTCCCACTGAGCCTTGTGATTGCCGATCGCATCTTTTTTGACATGATTTTCAAGGACGGCGATGTGCTGATTCAGTTTTCCGATCTCCATCAGACGATGCCCTCCCTCTGAGCGAATAACAGTGCCCTGAGTGTCAGCGTCAGCGCATGATAATCAGCAGTATTGCGGTTTTCATAGAGGTACGAAACAGTATACAGCATAGCCTGCCGGGAGGTCTCCTCATTTTCCGCGAGCTGCTTTTCATTCATGCGCCCCACATCCATCACGAGCCGCTGTGCCGTATCGATCAGAGTGAGGATGAGCTTGTCATCCTCGCAATGATCTACACGGAGATAGTTTTTTGTTTCAGGCAGTGAGATCAGAGTCACTTATCTGCCCTCCGTTCATCAGCCGTTGCCGCCTGCACCGCCGCCGGTGTTACCGCCAGTCGTAGTAGCCTTTGTTCCAGCCATCTTGAGAACCTTGACGGATTCCGGCAGGATCAGACGGCCGTCCACACGCTGCGTGGTGAGGAAGCCGACCTGATCGGTGCGGGCATACAGCTCATTCAGGCGGCGGAAGGTGCGGTTCTGACGGTCAGTCACCCAATAATTTTTCATGTCGCCGAAGAGAAGCACACGTTCGCCCTTGCCAATTGCCGGCATAAAGGAACTGGTGCGAACCGGTCTGCCAAGAATAGTATCGGGCTTGGCGATGTCCAGCGAAGGCTTCCAGATATATGCGTCGTTCTTGTCTTTCAGCTTCATAAGCTGCAGGAGAATGGTTTCATTGCAGACGAACTGTGCGTTGCGGCGGTAGGGAGACTTCAGGCTGTAGTAGAGGTCGAAGATCTCATCGAAGGTGATCGCAGTCTGAGATGCCGCAGTAACACCAAGCTCTGCACCGCCTGTCTCATCGAGGATACCGAGGGGCTTCTTGTCGCCGTCACCGGTGAAGAAAGCACGCTCCTCGGCATTGCCCATTGCTACACCGAAACGTGCAGCGATATACGATGCGAGGTCGAAGGCGGAATCGTGCAGAAGCTCGTTGGAGATCTTGATCATCGTGCCCAGCTTGTACGCGGAAAGGGTTGTCTGACCGAATCTGGTGTCGGTCTCCGGGATCTCTTCTCCCTCATCGATCCACTGCGCTTCCATCGTATCGTTGGCAATGGGAATCTTACGGGTACCGCTGTTAGTCTTGATGACCGTTGCCATCTGGCGGAAGATGTTGTTTTCCTCAAGCGCCTGAATCAGACGGCGCTCGAACTCGTCGGGCACAGTGTAGCCGCCCTCGGTGTCCTCGCCGACGGAGAGTGCGTTGCGGACTGCAAGCTGATCGCCCTTGTTGCGGATCATATCCCAGAAAGCGGACTTGTACTCCTCGGAGGCAGTACCTTCCGCCTTCGGCTGTGTCTGTCCGCCGGGTGCGTTGGTGACGGGCTTAGAGGTCGGTGCGGACAGCGCCGCGTCCACGGCTGCCTGCTGTTCCAGACGCTCGATCTCTGCGCCGAGAGCCTGCACATCTGCCGCCATTTTGTTGTAGGTTTCCACAGCACCGGCCTCCACGAGACCGTTTTCACCCCGGTGCTGCTCAAGAAATGCTTTCGTCTGTTCCCACAGGGTATTGCGCTTGCTGCGCAGTTCCATGATTTTGCTCATATCTTTTCTCCATTTCTGCCGGACATCTCCGGCGGGCATAAAATAACAGCGTGCTTCTGAGATGTTCCTTATCTCAGAAAAGCAAGCTGTTGTTTCAGAATTTCATACGGCATTGCGCCGTCTGCGGTTTTACCGTCCATGCCGATCACAGGCATATCCGGCACTGTAACTGTCGGTGCGGTCAGCCCTTCCTCGGAAGGTTTCTGTGCATCCTCTGCCTTGCCGTCATCGGACGGCTCTGTGCCTTCCGTTGCTGCGGAAGCGGTGATCTTTCCCAAGATGGTCTGCCCCATGATACGGGTACTGTACTGCCAAAGGGCATCGCCGGATTCCAGCTTGAACGGCTTCTTTTCTGTTTCCTTCTTTTCATCCCCGTCCTCGTCACCGCCTTCCTCGTCGGGCTTTTCGGGCTTGTCCTCCTCCGGATCATCAGGCTCATCCTCCTTCTTGTCCGGCTCATGTTTTTCATCAAAGAGGATCACATCGGCAAAGCCAAGCTCCACCGCCTTTTTCGCATTGATCCACGTCTCATCGCTCATGAGCTTGCTGATGCGGTTATGCGAAAGCCCGGTTTTCGCCATATATGCGTTGATAATGGACTCCTTGACTTCGTTGAGTGTAGCGATTGCTTTCTCCATATCACGCGCATTTCCCATTGCAATTGTGCTGGGATCATGCACGAACAGGAGCGCAGTCGGAGACATCTGCACAGTATTTCCTGCCATAGCAATCACGCTCGCCGCCGATGCTGCAATGCTTGCGATTTTTACCGTTACCCTGTGCGGATAATCACGTATCATCGTGTAAATTTCTGCTGCTGCGAACACATTGCCGCCTGGACTATTCAGCCAAAGTGTAATGTCACCCTCCTCGGCATACAGTTCATCGCGGAAAGATTGCGGCGTGATCTCATCTCCCCAGAAGCTCTCCGAGTCGATAGGACCTTCAAGCCGGAGGACTCTGCCGCCGCTGTCATCGTGGATCCAATTCCAGAACTTTTCCATTTACATACCCCCATTTCTGTACTTCTTCCTGCGTTTTTGCCGCAGGAAACGGTCATCGGTTTCTTCGTCCGGTGTATCATCGGTATCCGGCTGTTCGTCAGGCTCATTGTCCTGCTGTGCATTCAGGTTATACGCTGCACCGGCGTCTTGCAGTTTATTGTAGCTGCCGTTGAGGTAATAATCCTCACCGCCCTGATCTTCGGGAATGAGATCCATATTTTCAAGACGGCGCACATCGTTGGGCGACATAAAGCCGTTACCCACACCGATGGCATAGGCGTTCATGCGGCTCTGATAATCTCCTCGCATGAGACCGTCCACATTGAACTTCGGGAAATATACATTCTGTTCTTCCTCCAGAAGAAGGTCTTTCATGATGCCCTTTTCGATACGGATGATCCACGGCATGAGAGAATACTGCACAAATGCAATACCCTGATGCTCAATGTTGTTGAACGTAGACCTCTTCAAATCCTGCACCAGATGCGGTGGAACCTGAAACATTCTGCAAATTTCCTCCACGTCAAATTCTCTTGTGGAAAGGAACTGCGAATCCTCCGGCGGCAGGGAGATCGGCTTATACTGCATACCTTCTTCGAGGACTGCGATGCGGTGTGCGTTCCGTGCGCCGCCGTATGCCTTTGTCCAGTTGTCGCGGATCTTCTGCGGATCCTTCAGCACGCCCGGATGTTCGAGAACTCCGGCAGGCTGCGCTCCGTTTTTGAAGAAGGCGCTGCCGTATCGCTCTACTGCCATGACCGCACCGAGTGCATTTTTCATCATCGCTATCGGTGAGAAACCGACCAGTCCATTGAATCCCAGACCGGGAATGTGTAAGATTTCATCCCTGCGGAAGATAATATCCTTGTCATGCTCACCGGGCTTTTCGTCGGTGTAGGCGTGGTAAGTGTAGATCAGGTCGCCGGATTTCGGATCACGGTCGATCTCGACATTTTCGGGAAGCAGGGGATAGAGACCGAGGATGCCGTTTTTGCCGTCCCGGACAATCTGTGCATAGGCGTTGCCCCATAGTAAAAGGTGGCACATGAGTGCTTCCCAGAACGAGAATGAACTCATTTCGGGATTCGGCTGCCGATAGAGTATTTTGTACAGCGGATGGTCAATGGCTAATTCCTTATCCTCGCCCTGTCCGGTGTATCTGTAAAGGTGCAGCGGCAGTCCAGCAATCGTATTGGAGAGCAGCCTCACGCAGGCGTATACGGTAACGATCTGCATTGCCGTTCGCTCGTCAACACGCTCTCCGCTGTGCGTCATACCGAAAACGAACAGGTTTCCTGAATCCCGGACATTGTCCTGAATATCCGGCAGCATCGGCGCATCTCTCGGCTTGCTGATGCCGAGCCAGCTTAAAAAGCTCATAAACATTACCTCCTGTCAGATGACCACAAGATCGTGGTCGGGTTCATCATATACACTGCCTTGCATCTCGTGGCGAATACAGCGGTCAAGTGCCATGATCCATGCTACGATGCCGTCAATTTTCTCTGTGGACTTTTTCTTGGACGGCTTGATATTTTCCGCCGCGTCAATTTCAGCGACCACATTTCCTGCCATCCAGCGGAGAACCGGGTTACCGCCGTGAATAAACATTCCGCCAAGCAGAAGCTTATACAGTTCTTTCATCGGCGGTGACATATCCTTGAAGCCCATGCCCATAGGAACAACTGTAAATCCGTCACCCTGCAAATCAGTAATAAGTTGTGTGGCATTCCATCGGTCAGCAGCGATCTCCTTGATGTTGTAAATTTCATGCAGCCCGTTGATCGTTTTCCGCACGAAATTGTAGTCCACCACATTGCCCTCGGTGATATGGAACAGCCCCATGCGCTCCCATACATCGTAAGGAACATGGTCTCGCCGCACTCGAAGGTCAAGTGTTTCTCTCGGCAGCCAGAAGTGGGGTACAACGATGTATTTATCATCTTCGTGCAGCGGAGGAAACACCAGCACAAATGCCGTGATATCCGATGTGCTGGACAGGTCAAGTCCCGCATAGCACTCCCGTCCTCGGAGCTTTTCAAGGTCGATTGGAAGATTACCCCTGTCGTAGATATGCTCCGGAATCCATGCCACCGCACTGCCTACCCACTGATCCAGACGAAGCTGACGGAATACGTTTTCTTCCGCTGGGTTTGTCAGTGCCTCGCGGTGAGCGTCACGCACTCGGTCGATGGTAATGGTGTGTCCAAGCGAAGGATTCGCCTTGTACCAAGACTCCTCGGCATTCCAGTCGTCGCCATCATCAAGTCCGTAGATCACCGGATAAAAGGACGGATCAATGCGTCTGCCCTCCAGAATATCTTTTGCTTTGGTGTGATATTCGTAGCAGATGCTGTTGCGGTCGGTACCGGCGGTTGTGATCAGGAAGTACAGCGGCTGCGTTCTTGCATCGCCGGAGCCCTTCGTAAGAACATCCACAAGGCTTCGATTCGGCTGGGCGTGAAGCTCATCAAGCACCAAACCGGAAACATTCAGACCGTGTTTTGTACCGACCTCCGCTGAAAGCACCTGATAAAAGCCGACATTGCTGTAATTGACCAGACGCTTTGTAGCCGCCATGATCTTGGAGCGTTTCAGAAGTGCCGGTGTCATCTCAACCATTCTTTTGGCGACATCGAATACAATGGATGCCTGCCCACGATCAGCAGCAGCGCCGTAGACCTCAGCAGACGGCTCGTTGTCGGCGTAGAGCAGATACAGTGCAATTGCCGCTGCAAGCTCACTGTTGTGCGTAGGCACAAATGACGGTCCTGCGAGATATTGGTGACTCGGACTGTCCACCTGAATGCACTGCATTTTTACAGGATGATTTACAGGTTGAATATCCAGCAGATAATGAAAACAGGAGCGAGTTTCCTTTAACCGCGCCTGTGTGCGTGTATTTTTGCGTTTAAGCCTTGATGTCGGTTGGTCATCAAAGGTTGTAAAACGGACGATATACAAAATCTCGCCGGTCGGCCACCCATGCCGTGTAGAAGACTCACATTTCACTGCATTTTTGATGCCGAGTGACCACAGCAGTTCTCTGACGGAAAGCGCCAGATCACGCAGCGTTGTGACATACACACTTTGCCCTTTGCGTTCACTAATACATCCGTCCGAATCCATAAGCCCTTGCAGTAATGCCCATCTCTGCTCTGCGGATGCCCTCAGATATTCTGGTCGGATCTTCTTTTCACGGAAGCTGTCAAGTAGTACTGCTTTCAGTTCATTGTACTTTATGATCTCACTGCCGCCGCATTTCTGCGGATAACGATTGTGTACCTTATACGGAATATTCGAGATGATATCCTCGACATCCTCCGTCCGAACAGTGATTTCCGGTTTGACTGCGTTTCCGTTTCCAAGCCAATAGCCGTACAGATACGGCTCAATCGGTAAATCTGCCGTTTTTGTCTGAAGGACACCGCACACCGGAATTCGGATAAGGGAATCCCGCTTTGTCTGTGGTCTGTCGGAAAAACGCTGTCTGTATTCCGTTGTCCTGCGATAGATCTCGTCGGTCGTCCAGAGAACATCCTTGCGTTTTCCGTAAATATACTGACAGTTCCACAGATGCCTTTCCCCGGCAATGATCGAGGTGCCGTCCTTGAAGGTCAGCTTGTAGGCTTGCTCTGTATCATCCACAGGACTTTTCGCAACCACATGGCACGGAATGCCGTTTTCATCGAATACTGTATCTCCGACCTTCAGATCTCCCATATTGGTGAATCCTTGTGGAGTCGGAATCGGTGTATCCAGAGCAAGCTGCTTTCCATTTTTCTTGGGTATTTCGACATATGCCGTGCGGAATTGTCGGGTATCATCTTCCTTGACAATGCCGAAAATGTCACGAATGATCTGTTCCTGCCACGGCAGTAACCAGAACGGTTTTCCTGCCCAACGACCTTTGGTATGACAGAGGTTTTCGATGAAACGCACAGCTCTGTCTGCCTTCGCCGCATCGTAGTGCGATTCCGGCAGCATGAAGCGTGTCGGCTGATAGTCTTTCAGTTTCGGATAATTCGCAGGTCTTTCTCTTGCTTTCGCTGTTCTTGCCATCAGCCACCTCCGAGAAGTTCATCCATATCGTCAACAGCAGCGTTTTTCATATCTGCACCGGCTGTGATACGGCTTCTTGCCGCCGGAGTCAGACCGAACTGCTCTGCGATCTTATTCATGATTTTCAGGTATGTCTGTGCGATAGACACCTGCGGAACTTGCTGCCAGTATCCTGACTTCGTTTTCACAATGGTTCCGTGCTGGGTCATGAATTCCTCGGCTTCTTTCCATCGTGCGTATGCCTGACAGTAGGATGCGAATGCCGCCTGATCGACCTCGGTCAGCACACCAATCTGCTCCAGTTGCTTTGACAGCCTGCGCCATTCCTTTTTTGCTTCGGGCTCCAGCCACTTCGGACAGGGCGGTGCCTTGCGTTCCGGCTTCGGCTCTGCATCATTCAGCGGACGCTTGCCCGGATTGCCTTCCAGTTCCTTGATTGCTGTCGGCGTCGGTTTTCTGCCTCTCTGAGCCATCCGCATCACTCCTTTTCTCAAAAAATCTGCATAAAGAAAAGGCCTGCGTGCTGCAAGCCTCTCCTATGTATATCCACCTTGAATTTATATGTGTGTCCGTCTTGGTTTGGATGGGCGGCTTAATGTTACCGCCCACCGACCGTTCTATTTACTTGTACTCGTACATCAGGATCGCAAGGGCAATCTCCGCAGCCTCGTTCTGCTCGGGTACATCCTCGCCTCTGTCGTAGTTGTAGATGACCTTGCCATTCTCCTTGAGTGTCAGTTTACTGATTCTGCCCTCGTTGATGCCGTACTGGCTGCCCTCGTCGTAGACCTTTGCCCAGTAGTGAACCACCGTCTTGCCTTCCTTGGTCGGTGCCAGAATCGTGCCTTCGTGCCACATAGTGTTTACCTCGTTCTTTCGTAGTTTTCGGCTCGGTTTCCCGTTCCGTTGTACACACTATAACTCTTTTCGGCAGATATATCAAGCGGCTAAACTACCAGAATGTGCAAGGCGATTTTTTGTCGGTTGTTGTACATATTATGCCTTGCCGCAGGAGGCACACAAATGCGCCGTGTAAGGCGGCTTTTCGCAGGGGCAAGCTGTACGCATCTCCCCGGCACCGCCCCACACGAGGCAACGTGGTGCGTGTGTCGTCGCTATCCGCCGTACTCTTCCAAGTATGCGTTCACGCAGTCGCCGTAGCCGAGCTGTTCAAGCTCCTTCGGTTCAAAGACATCCAGCAGCGTTTCCATCACTTCTCGCTCCGTCCATGTTCCCGTGGCCGACAGGTTTGCGATGACTGCGGTCAGCATTTCAAGCTGTGCGTATGTATCCATGTTCTTTCCTTCTTCGGGATTGGCAGCCCCTCCCTGCGGAAGGGCTGCGCTGTTCCGTTTGGTTACTTGCTCTTGCGTCCTGCCTCGTAGGCATCCTTGAGGGCGGCTTCCAGCCCCCAGACCGAAACCTCGATGAAGTCCTCGCTGTCGCAGTGGCGGGCTTCAAGGTCTCCGCGCTCCTGCACCGTGATCAGGTGCTTTGCTGCGATCTCGAAGAGCTGTTTGTCGATGCCTGTCAGCGGATGCTCGGCTCTGAAAATCTCCTGCTCGGTTTTGGCAAGGGCGGCGTTTGTGTTTGCAAGTGCCTGCGCTCTGCTGATCCCGAAAAGCTCAAGGCAGTCCACTTCGGTCATTCCCTCAAGGGCGGCTTTGCCGTTCTGCAGCATCTTCAGCTTGTCAACTGCGGCTTTCATTTCCTTTTTTGTCATGGTGGTTTACCTCCGTGTTTTGTATTCGGTGGGCGTTTGCCCTTCCGTTGTGTAGCATATTACCATGATCTTTCCGGAATAGCAAGCGGCTAAATGTTCAGAACAAAATCGGCGTATCTGCGCCATTTGTTGTATACATAGCACCAAGCCCACAGGAGGCACACAAACGCGCCGTGTGAGGCGGCTTTCCGCAGGGGCAAGCTTATCGCAGGAAAACCGCACAAAGGACAACGTGGGGCAAGTCAGCCCCGCAGGGCTGAACCTATCAGTCCTCGGTCGGCGGAAGCCATGCTCCTTTTTCCTCATCGAAAAGGTAGTAATACGGAATGCCCCAGTCATCGCTCATCAGGGAAACAACGCTCTTGTGGGTGACCGCAGGCTGCATCGGCTCTTTGCGGTCGCGGTGGTAAGCAACCGTCACACCATCGGCAGGCTTTTCAAAGCTGTGCGGCTCATCCGCATCGGGAGCAAGGCGCTCGCCGAGGATGCTGATGTCTCCAAGGGCAAGCAGTGCCTTGACCTTCTCGGCGGTGTTATAATGCTCGGTGAGGATGGGCATCTGGTGTTCGGGGTAGCCGTCCCAATGGCAGTAGATTGTCTCCGTGGCGCCGTCCTGATGCAGGATTCCGACTCTTGAATTCGTACTCATGTTCGTAAACCTCCATGTTTTTTTCTGCGGTAAGCCCTCCCCGCAGGAAGGGCTCCGCTGTTTTGCTTATGCTCTCTTCACATCGACCAGCCACTCTGCTTCCTTGTGGGCGATGCCCGTAGCCTTCTCGGTAATGCTGCTGTCCTCATCGATGTAATGCAGTCCCTTGCCGACCTTAACGAATCTCACATTCTCGTAGCCCTCGATGATGGTGCGGTAAACGTAACCGCTGCGGCTCTCGCCATCATAGCTCTTGCCGTCCCAACCGTTGAAGGTAAAGGTGACACGCTCTGCAGTCTTGCAGAAGAGGCTCTCGAAGTCCTCGCGGGTGATCGCCGTGTTGGCATCAATCAGGTTCAGGCTCTTTCTCAGTGTGTAGGGGTTCATGGTGTTATCCTCCGTTTCGTTTTTCGGTAGGCGTTCTGCCCTTCCGTTGTGTCACATATTACCATGATCCTGCTGATAAGTCCACGCCTATGTGCAAAATAAAACGTAGAAGAATCGCCGATCTCAGCCTTTCGTATTGTAGGATTTACACATGAGGAAAAGGGGGAGGGGGAGCAGAGCCGAAGCCCTGCTCCTG